AATTTCTCGTAATATTTTAGTGTGAGCGGTTTCTCCATTTAAAATACCAAATCTCATAGCCCATTTTAGCAAAGGGTCAACAACCTCATCAAATTCAGTAAGTGCTTTTTGCACTTCTTCAATATATTCAAAAGCCCAGTCACGAGATTGTGAGATAAACTTTACAAAGCCATCAGTTTCGGATAGTTCTTTTGTAGAAAGTTCTTTCTGCAACTCTTCTAGTTTTTGTCCGAGCATGTGTTTGTGCATCTCTGACTGAATATATAAAGATAAAACTTTTCTTTTTTGAATATTTAATTTTATAACTAAATATAAAAGAGTCAGTGCTACAACTGCATAGGCTATAGATATTGCCAAGTTTAAAATGTCCATGCTATTCTTCTAGAGCCTTTCTGACAATAAAAACAATAGCCCCAAAAGACTCTAAAGTTTTTTTAACTTGATTAACATATTCTACTGCTTTGACCTTATCGTCATCTGATAAGTTTATCAGTTCTTTTGGGTCTATCTCCATAGTCAGGAAGTCATCGTTTTCGTAAAGGACAACTCCAAAACCTTTTGGTGCGGATATGTTTTTAAAGGCAGATGCCATTTCTGGTGTGTACATTATATTTCCTTATCTATTGTTAAGTATTGCCAAGTGTTTCCCCAGTCTTCTTTTGTTTTGTGTTTATTAAGTTCTCTAGATATTTTTCCTCTATCTAGATAGATGCCTCCCCAAACACCATAAGATTTCTGAGAAACCCCTACTGCAAAACAAGTTCTAGCCACTGGACACATAGAACACAAAGAGTCTATTTCTTTTCTTACTTCAACATCTTCTTCGTATGTGTCAAAGAACAAATTAACATCATCCCCACTACATATGGCTTCGTCTTTCCATTTATCATTGGGCATTCTTCTTTACCAAACTAGCAGGTATATTCCAGCCATCAGCATTAGCATCAAAACGATTGGCAATATACCATGCGTTATTGATGAATCTGGCATTTGGTTTCATCCAAGCCATATCAGACTTCTTCAGTTCTACAACTGTCCAGCCATCCCACGATAGAAACTTATTGTTTTCTACAATTGTTTCCATTTTCTCTAGTGATTTAATTAACATAATCACCTTTCTGTTAGTAGCGATAAACGCCAACCTCAACATCTTTTGCTTCAGCAAGGTCTACCAAGTCAGACACAGGCTCTTTTGGTTTACTAAAATAAGCAAAATATCCAATGTTATGAATATTATCCTTAATCCAACTTGGTGGAACTTTAATTAGTTTAATCCTAATACCACGAGCCTTTAGGCTACGCTCAGATATGTTGACAAATTCCATAGCCATATTGTTGATATTGATTGGTCCAGCAGACGCAACAAGTATCTCTGTGTCTTCTGCATCAAGGCTGGATAGGGCTACGCCCATTGCTCTCAAGAATACATTGTAGTCATTGAAAGTTTTACTTCCCTGAATTGCCACTATCATCTTTATTTCCTTCTGTTAGTTTGTCAACGATAAAAATCATCTTATCTAATTCTACCTTACTAAGGCTATGTGTGTCAACCCTTTTCCTAGTAGTTTCGTCAATTTGATTATCAAAAATTTTTGCTGTTTGCAAGAAACCATCCTCAATCCAATAAACATCTTTGTTTAGGAAGAACGCCTTCTTTGAATTCTTTTTCAAATAGTTCGTAGACTGAGTTTCTTTGTAAGGTTTTGGAGTAATGGCTTTTATTAAATAACTTTTAAACAAAGCAACCTTGATGCTTTGAGAAAATCTTGGAATCTGAATTGTTTTTTCTGTAAGTTTCTTAGTTAACTTATTAAACATAATGATAGATATCAGGGTTACTATTGAACCCAAGAAATATTCTACAATCATTATTCCTCCAACTGCCCACGCTCATCAATAATTTGATAAGCAAACTGGGTCATTGCCTTCTGTGCTTTTTCATTATCAAGAATGCCTTGGTAGTGATGGGCACAGAAAAGCAAATCCCCTGCTGTTCCTAGTGTTTGAACGTAAGCCTGTGAGCCACAAGCATCGCATCTGTCTGATGCATCGAGTGTCCACTTGCTATCTATTTGTTCGATTAGGTTATTTGTCATTTGAGTAAAATCCTCCACCATTAAATTTAATTGCTCCTACTGAGTATACCTTGTGCATCGCTGTATTGCAAGCATCGCAAAGTAATTCTTTATCAGCATCGTCAAAAGTCCTCACCTCTTGTACTGTTCTTTCACAGTCTGGGCATTTAAAGTTATATGTTGGCATGATTTTCCTTTTGTTACCTACGGTTTCTTTGTAGGGACAACTTTCTTTACTGCTGTAGCAACTTTGGCTACAACAGATTTCTTAGGTGCTGCATCAAGAACTGCAAACAAGTCACGCAGGTCTTCGATACCAGCGGTGATAAGGTTCTTCTTAACACCATAAGTAACGTGTAGGTGATTTCCAGTACTTGCGGTACCTGTTGTTCCAACTAGACCAACGATTGTCTTACCTGCTTCTACCTTGTCACCCTGCTTGAGTGTTGATGGAACCTGGAAATGTGCGTAAAGAATGAAGTGACCGTCAAATGTTGACTGAACTAGATAGTGTCCTAGTACCTTTGTCTCTCCTACTTCCATTACTGTTCCTCCTGTGATAGCCTTAATCTTGCTACCGCCAGCAACGGACCAGTCAACGCCACGGTGTGGGTTAGTTCTGTATGATGCCATGTTCTTGAACCCATCTCCACGCTTATTCTTCGGGAATGGTTCTACATAAATTGCAACTTTTTCTGTCATATTAATACTTCCTTTCAAGATGTATTCTATGATTTGAGTCATAGTATTTCTATTATACCATTGACTTTGGAGCCACCTAACAGATTCGAACTGTTGACCTCCATATTACAAGTATGGCACTCTACCGCTGAGTTAAGGTGGCTTGGCGATTCTGACCAGACTTGAACTGGCGGCTTCCACCGTGACAGGGTGGCACTCTAACCAACTGAGTTACAGAATCTTTGCTGGGCATCCTGGGTTCGAACCAGGGACATTTCGATTAACAGTCGAACACTCTGCCAACTGAGTTAATGCCCATCACTATTTAATTATACAGTGTAACCGTCATTGGTTGCTCGCCATACAGACGCAGGATGGTTATCTTCCACAGCCAACTTGGTTGCTTCGTCTTCATAGAGTCTAATTATATGAATACATGGGTCTGCACCTTGGTCAAAACCCCAATCTTCTTCTGCAGTAGTTGGTGTTCCATCGTGGATAGCACACACAGCAGGACCATTCCAGCCTTGTGTTAAGCCATATTGTAGCCATTCGTCAAAAGTCATTGACATAGAAAAACCCCTTTCAGGTCTATATCTAGTATAAAGCACCAAAAGGGGTTTGTCAAGTTATTTCTCTACTTTTTTGCTGGAATGTTGTCAACAAATGCTTTGTCAATTTCATCATTAGTTAGTTTACCATCATTGAGATACCCACGAGATAGGTCCTCAATCACATTGGCGATACCCATTACACCTGCCAAAATAGCAGTCTGGACTACATCAATGCCGATTACTGCACCAGCACCAATGGTAGCCAAAGCAGTTACTAAAAATAGAGCAAGCATACGCTTTGCAATCTTTAAAATCATTAGTCTTCCTCCTTGTCTTTTGGATTTCTTAATGGATATGTAATTACCCAAAGAACGCTTGTTCCTACGATGGCATATCCAACTACTTCCTTGGCAGAACCTTCTAGGACTAACCAGGCAACAAACATACCAAGGAGAGTCCAGGCTTGACCAACGATGTCATTCAAAAATTTCTTCATGTATTCCTCCTTATAATGTTTGATGAAGCACTAGCAGGGGCAGCCATCATAGCGGCACCTGTTGCTGCGTTTACTGCTGCACCTACAGCAACAATGGCTGTAACAACAATCTTTTCAGATTCTTCTCTGACCTTTGGCGACATGTCTGCACCAACGTTACCAATAAAGTTAATGGCTCCAACCAGTGCTTCTGCACCTGGAATGGCTGCAAGTTCTTCAGATAGAACAATATCGTCTGCCTGAGCAGCGACAAACAAAGCGTCTAGGGCTTCTTCATATTCTGGTGAGCCTTGCTCTGAGTTTTCTAGGATAGTGTTTGCAACAGATATAAGTTCTGCTACTTGTTCGTTTGAAAGTGTTGTTGGGTCTACCGTTTCAATATTTACTGGTAACTCAGGTTCACTGACTTCGGGGGTTGTTGGCGGCTCTGGCTCTGGTAGCGGTTCTGGCTCAACCTCTTCTGGCTCTTTAACAGGTTCCTCGGTCTCTTCAGGCGTAGGTGTTGTGTCTCTGAAAGGTGGAATGGCTTGTAGTTCCTGTTGAGCGACACGCAGTGCCTCCTGTTCTGTCATTATATTTTGTAATGATACATCTATTTTACCTTGATTTTCAATTTGTTTTTGTTGTAAAGTAACTAATGTCAGATTAGCGTTAGATAAATCTAGTTGTGCTTGCTCATACTCTGCGACAGCGTTGTCGTATACCTGTTCTGCTTGCTCAAGAAGAACTAGGAGAGCAGGGTCTTTAATGTATGTGACAGGTGTTTGTTCATTTTGAGAGAACCATTCTGCTGGAACTGTGCTCCATGTCTGACTATTTATATAAAGTAGTTGGTTACAAGCACCACCACCATACTCATAGAACCAAGCGTCAATAGGATAGGACTTGCCACCTTCAAGTGCGATTGGTTGGCTCCACCACCCACCACAACCTTTAAGAACCCAGTTATCATTTACAACTGTGTTGCCAATTGTCATGTACCAACCATCATCTGCCTGAGCCAAGAACTCGTAGTTGTCTGTTGTTGGAACAGTTATAAAGCCTGTATAGTTAATCATTACGAAGTCTTCTCCACACCCTTCGATGTTTGCTCCACCCCAATCCTTATCTATTTTATCTACTGTAATTGTTTTACAGAATGTGTGGGATGTTGTAGAACGTTCTGGATAATAGTTGCTAGGGTCAAATGTGTAGATGTCTGCCTGTAATCCAGGAACTGTTGGCTCTGTGTTTTCTGGTAGCACTACTATTAAGTTGTTGTCATAGTTTTCTCTTGCTTGGTCTACCGCAGATTTTGCGTCAGCAATAGCCTGAAATTTTTCAACTATTGAGATGTTCTTGTTGTCTAGCAATCCTTGTGCTTCTGACAAAGCCAAATTAGTTTCTGATTGTAGAGTCTCTGCTGCTGATAAAGAGTTCTGTGCTTCTGTTAGCCTAGCCTGAGCAGCAGAAACGTTAGCCTCTGCCACCTCTATCTTTGCGTCATACTCTGCTCTTGTTTCTGCAGATGCTGCCTGTGCCAAAAGGATAGGGGAAAGTGCTAGTGTTATAATTGCTAAAATAAAATGGGGTTTTTTAATTTTAATCTCCTTGTTGGAAGTGCCCAACAAGACTATTATACCACTACATTATGTTTATGTTAAACTGTTTAAAGTATGAGTCTAAATCTTTTTGCTCTGGTCTGTTACGTTCTACAATGCTACGTTTGTCAAACTCGTGCAATTCTTCTGTTGGCTTTCTATCACGGAACGTGTGTATCTCTACCATCTGATTATTGTCTTTTACAGTGTGAGAGATAGCCCCAAAGATAGCACCACAAACAGCGTCTGCAAGGTCCTTGGAAGACTTTCTAGGGTGGTCTACACGATTACCCCTCATAATTTTCAACTCTGTTAGTTCTTCAAAGAGCAGGTCTATGGCTGGCATAGCAAGGCGTTCTTCATAAACAAGCATAGCCATATCCTCATAGTGCTTCTTAGCAACAGATACAGTCTCAGTCTTTATACCAACAGCCTTCAATTCGTTTTGGATGTCAAATGATTGCCAGCGGTCAAAAGAAACCATACCAATATCAAAGCCTATTCTTCTTAAGTTCTGAATCCATTGTTTTACTTCAGAAAGATTGACAGGACCTTCAACCTTTGGCTCCCAATATACTACTGCATCCACTACTACGATAGGCATTACTTGTGCATAGTCTTTAACTACCTGCACATTTACCCACTTCTCAACGTGAGCAATGGCGACAGCACACTTGTCATGCTTCTGTGCAAGGTCAGCATGGACAAAGTATTTCTTGTCTGGGTCTGGCTTGAAAGACTCCATAAACCTTTTGTTTGAATCGATAGGGTTTGCAATAGTCATGGTTGCACGAACCTTGTCCTGTTGTTTGAAGAATGCATCTGAAGCATAAGTAGGGACACAAGCAAAACGCATCATAGCGTCACCAAGGTCAGTATAGAACGCTAACTTAAAATCATCAATTTTACGAGTAGGGTTTACAACCCATGTAGGTCTTTTAATAGCAAACATTCCAGGGAACTTGTATGCCAAGATATTATCTTCATCCCACTCAATCTCTAGAGTGTTTCCTTCTGCTTCTTCTGGCAGTTCTGGGTTCATAACAAACTTATGTTTCTTTGTAACAATTTCTTTGTCTGCAATTACTGCATCGTATCTTTGAGAGATAAAGTCTCCAGGATATCTAGGAAAAGATAGTAGGGCTACCTTGCCAAGGTCAGGGAAGCGAGAGTCTACAGAAGCACGGAATGCTTTGTAGATGTTATCGGCAGTCTTTCCTTGGTCATTGCCAGTGCTATTCTCACTAGCAAAACCAGAAATCTCATCAAGTACTGCAAGGATAAGGTTAAGACCTTCGTGAGACTCACGCTCAGAGTGACCAGAGTAAACAGTAATAGCATTATTAAACTCAATGCTATCTACCTTTGCATAATACTTTCCAGCGAACCATGGAGAGCGTTCAATCTTATTCTTAAATCCCTTAAAGAAAACGTTCTTAGCCTGTTGTGCGTTGATAGCGATGTTGATAATATCAATAGCATCTCCAGTTGGCTTACCGAAGTAGCGAGCAGGGTCTTTAAGGCAAAGTAATTTGTAAACGATATAGCAACAAGCAACTGTAGACACGAAGTCCTTACCAGAACCTTTACCTAGTTGTAGGATAACTTCATTCTTAGTATACTTATTGTAGTATCTACGACCTTCTGTGTCCCCCAGGATTTCAATAACTTCTTCTAGTTTATAGATTTGGCTCATAGCCTCAACAATGTCATACTGAATCTGTGATAGTGGTGGTTGCTGAAGATAGGCTTCTCCCTCAACAAATGTTTTAACATCCACAGGAACTTCTGCAAAGACATTGCTTTTAAGAACTTCAAAGAAATCATTGAACGTTGACAATTGTGATTACCTCTCGCTCTTTCGAAACATCAGAAAGTCTACGCATAATCTCATCACGAATCTGTGGATACTCACTAGCAATATCTCTAAGTATACCAACAAGGATATCTTGCTTACGTTCAATCTCTAGCATCTCTTCTGCTAGTTCTTTGTTCTCTAGTAGTCCTGCTTTTTGTAGCATGTCTATACGAGTCTTCTCTAGGTCCATGACCAACTTAATACCTGCGGTTTTTGCACCAAGGTTAGCGACTGTAGTGGCATCGTCAATAACTTCGTATGCTTTACTAATTAGTTTAGTATAGTGTGTGTCTGCACCAACCAACGCTTCCTTAGCCCTTGCACGGATAGCAGCGTTATCAGAAGCCATCACACGCCACTGGTTGATGTGAGCAACCACCTTCTGCCTTGACAGAGACAGTTCTTTAGAAATCTGGGTAGGCTCTTCTCCCTGGAGATACTTCTCCACAACTTTATTCATCTCATCAAGATGTTCAACTGTTAAGTCTTCAATCGACATTTTTCTTTCGTCTTCCTCGTTTTGTTGGTATACGCTTTACTCTTTCTGGAGCAAACGAACGCCATGTGCCAATCGATGCTTTATGCACCTCAAAGCAGTCTACCCAAACCAATCCGTTTTCTGTATTGGTTACAACGCTGGCAAACTTAAACTTGCCACCATGTTCTCCCTCTATCTTAATGATATCACCTGGAACGATAGTAAAGTTGCCAATTTGCAATTCATAGTCCCTGTGAAACTTTGTAGCCTGTGGCTTTATACTCTTTACTTTTTTCATCTCTTTGACTTCCTTAACTTAAACTTGGCTAAATAAACATAGACTGTTTCTACGCTAGTGCCACATTCCAAAGCAATCTGCTCTGGAGTTTTCTTATCTACATGAAATCTTTTGCGAAGCCATGCTTCATTTGTATAAAACTTATTAGCCATTAGTATCCAAACGCCTTGTCCCAGTTCTTCAAAGCCCAATGCCCAATAGCACACGCATCTGCAACATCGTCATCTTCCAACTGCTTATCATAGTTTATATTAACAAAGTTAATTGTTCTTTGCTTTCGAATATTTCGTTCCTCATTTTTAAACCAAGAAACAGACTTGCCTGGATTCTTCTTTTGAATCTCATGCTTTTCTTCTTTAGTTAGTTTCTTATTACCAATAAAGTTTTGCCATGTGATAGGTGATACAGAACCAATCTTCTTTACCCCAGACATAGAAGCAGCCCCAAGCAAGGCTCCCTGGACCATAGCCAGTTGAGCAGCAGTCTTAGGGCTGTTCATAAATACTGTGTGTTCAATTATGATTGTATCAAAGTCAAACTTATCAAAGAAAGCCTTAGTCTTCTTAGCAGCATCCATAACTTTGTCATAGGTAGATATGCCTTCAAACTTAATCTTTCCACAAGCAATAATCCTGTCATCTTCAAAGATGGCAAAGGCTAGGCTGTTAGTACTTGCATCAATAGCACAGAATCTTTTAGGTTTCTTATTCAGGTTTAGTTTTACCATTTAGGATATCCTTAATCTCTTTTAGAGCATCTTTAACATCATCTGGATTTACCTCGCAAGATTGACAAATAGTTTCTTCGGTATAGATAGACAGTCGTCTGTTGCAAGTCTTGCAGAGCCTAATCTTTCCAACACGTTTTTTAACCTTGTCTCTTAGATATTTCTGAGCAATCTTTTCTCTAGTTGCTTGCTCTCTGCATTCAGGAGAGCAGTATATCTGATAAGATAGTTTAGTTTGGAATTGCTTATCGCACCAACTACAATGTTTGTTCTTCATTTAAAGGCTCCAGAGATTTAATTTTTATCTCTCCAGAACCTGCAGAAGCACAAGCCGCTTGTATAGGGCATGTCTTGCATATCTTTGAATTAGAACGATAGTTTTTCTCTGGCAGGGTTTTATCTTCCCAAGCCTTACGAACAGTTCTCATCCATTCAAAAGTGTTCTCTACCCACTCGTACATGTACTGATTTAATTCTACAGGAAAAATCAACAGTTCGTGATTGTTCTTGTTCTCATAAATTAATACTGCTTTGCTCTTATTAAGAATCTTCATGTAGATAAGCAACTGAATCATGTGACCCAGTTTAGGCTTCCCTGCACTTTTACGATACTCAAAGCCCTCGTTAGGCATTGTCTTAATTTCGCCAAGCAGTTCTTTATCTTCCCAGTTAAGGATAACGTCACCATAACCAAAGATTGGTGGGTTGTCATATGTTACCTTAAACTCAGAATCTACAAGAAGCCCTGGAACATTGCCCATAGCCTCTTGAATTCTTTCGTGTGCCTTTGTACCAGCAGTCATGTTTGCACCGCCATACGCATCAGCGTTATCAACAAAGTTAGCACCTTCAAATGCTAGGTACCAGTAACGAGGGCATTCTCCATGAGAGAACGCAATCGTGCTTGGTGCAAAGGTTTTCTTTGTTTGAAACTTGTCTACACGATTAACAGTATAACCAGAGTTAATCTTATCAATCAATGCTTGCTTGTCTAGGAATGATGGTTTAGAGTTTGGATTCTTCTCAACCTTTTTAATCATTACCTGACTTAATAAATTTTTTGCCATAGTATTACTTAGCGAGTGATATATTTAAGAGCCGAAACGAGGTTGTTAATAGCCTCAGCAGCGGTGTAATAAATATTCTTTTTCGCTCTGTCTCCTTTATCTACGTTAGTTAGCCATGTGGCTTTGAAAGACATCTTCGCAGCAATTGCTTGTAAGCGAACGATTTCTACTTGTGCAACGTTAAGAGGAATATCTGGCTTAAGAATTACCTTAGCAATAAAAGTAAGAGCAGTAGTCAGTTCTTCATCATTCATAAAGTCAGCAATCTCTGTTAGACCGTTGACCTGTTCAAGTGTTGTCTGTGTTTGTTCCATTTTGTTTCCTTAATGTTGTAGTTCTATTATACACTATTAGGTGGTAGTTGGTCAAGTATCATCTCTAAGAGAGATAGTTCAATGACTGCTAGTCTTGTTTTAATACCTTCTTCGCCAAGGACAACTACAATTGCTGGATTATCGTTATTACGAATAGCATCTGTAGTTGCCTTAGCCCAGACATCTTTGTTCAGGGTAAAGGACTTGCCAACCTCTTTAAAGTCAACAGTAAATCCCTCCCAAGAAGCATCACCCTTATGAGTACCCCTGCCAGAGTTCTTGTGCTGTTTAGCACCAATACGCTTACTCTCGCTTCTCTCGCTCATAATCTCTCTTCTTCTTAGTCTCAAGACTTACTTCGTTAAGGTGTTTATCTGGACACATCCAAGTAATTAGTTTGTCTGATGGATATACTCTTACAGACTTTACGTCTACCCTGCATGTGTGGCAAGGAAAGGTTCCTGGATAGACTGTGTACTTACCCATTTACCTTAGCCTTGATATCGTCTTGTAGGTCTAGGTCTTCACGAACACGAGCCACAAACTTATCTCTACCCTGCAGTTTGCTTCCATCTGGTAGGATATACCAAGCACCTGTACGTTCTACAATACCCATCATCTCTGCAGTATCAACCAAATCCCCAATGCTGTCAATACCAACATCACCTCGGAAATAAAAATCGTATTCTCCAGACTGAAAGGCTGGCGATGTCTTGCTAAACTGGACTTCCCAACGAATCTTCCTACCAACCTTTTCCTCAATGAGTTTATCGCCAATTGCAATCTTGCCTTTAATTGCTTGATTGTCTGATTCGGAAGAGAATAACTTGATAACCGTTGATGAATAGAACTTAGTAGCCTGACCACCAGAAGGCTGTTGACTAGTATACATAGCAGAAATATTGTTACGAGATTGCGAGATAAGAACCAAAAGGGTTGGCTTAACTTTGTTATTAGCATAATTAAGCATCTTCCAAGCGTTGCTAAAATCTCTAGACTCTGCACCAATCTGTTTTGTGTTTTCGAGTTGTTTAAGTTCATCAGTATCCTTTTCAAAATAGATAGCAGGTAGTAGAGATGTAATTGAATCAACTACAATAATGTCTACTCCAGCATTCATTAGGTTAGTTCCTACGTCCACCATCTCATTGATTGTTCTGGCTTGTGATACGATAAGGTTGTCTGTATCCACCCCAAGTCTCTTAGCCCAATCTTCTGAGTAAGACATCTCTGCATCAATCCAAGCACACAACTTTCCTTCTTGCTGTGCCTGAGCAATCATCTGTAGGCATAGCGAAGACTTGGCAGAAGACTTGCTTCCCCAAATCAAAACCTGTCTACCTAATGGTAGCCCACCATTGAGTGCACGATTAAGACCGAAACTAGGAGTTCCCTGATACTCAGTTTTGAACCCAACACCGTTAGTCAAACGCTTACGAATGCGTGGGTCTAGTGCTGCCATTGCTTCTTCCAAAGTAGTCATTAGAAACGAACCCCATGTCTTTCTGGTCTTAACTTATTAAACCCAGTCTTCTTTTCAAAGGCATCGTCAAGACTTCCATTAACATATTCGAACTCACGCAAACCTGCATACAGGTCAAGAGTACGGATGATAATGTCTGCCATCTCGTCTGCTACTTCTTCTGGTCCCCTGGACTTACGAATTGCCTCCATAACCTCCACAGCCTCTGACACAATCATCATTAGTTGTTTAGTCATAAATATATCCAAGGATTCCTTGTCATCATTGTTATAGGCAATGCCCCAGAAACCTTTTTCTACTGCTGTTTCGTGCAGGTCTTTTGCTACTTCATCAAACATTGAACACATCCTCCATAATTATTGTTCCATCTTTAGTTTTACCCAAAGAGAATTTGTATACATTTCCTTCATCAATCTTCATGTAAGCCTTTGAGAATGCTGTTGGAAATACTGTTACGCTATGCATCTCACGACCAGCATCTGCCAGCACTAGAGAAGCCATCTTCTTACCTGCTTTAGTTACCCTTGGCTTAAAGGACACAACGAAGAGTTCATCTTCTTTATAAGGCAACTGACGGAAGTTTAGAATCTTTACAAGCCCAGATGGATTACCTTTAATCTCATCTGCTGGAATTGCTGTGACAATTCTATTATCGCTTGCTAGAACTATGTAAGTCCTACCTGCTTCGATTGTAGTATTCTCATCGTCAAATATTCCAGTGCTACCAGTCCTGTCTAGAAGTTCTACCCTAGACCATCCCTTACCACGCTTGATGCCCTTAATCATTCCCATAAGAATGTAAGCACCCTTTTCTTCGTACTCTTCAACATCGTTGATGAATGCGTGGTAGTGTTGCGGAATAGAAGTATTGAACTCTGGTAGGTTTAGATACTCATAAAGGTTCTCACGAACTTCTTCATCGTTTCTAGGTTGGTCATGGAACGTAGCAGCACCTACAAGGCGTAGAGCCTGTAATGCACGACTGTTTACACCATTACCCTTACCGAATGTGAACTCTTCTAGTTCTTTATAGGAAGCAAACGGTCTAGCAGCAATATACTTATTAGCAATGTTATCACTAATAAACTTAATAGATGATAGTCCGAATCTGATACCTTTACCCTCGATTTTGAAGTCAACATCTGAATCGTTGATATGTGGCAGACGAACAGGAATACCCATACGCTTTGCTTCAATCAGGTACTCAGTACGAGCATCCTTATCACTTTCATTCTTGAGCAATGAGTACATAAACTCAATAGGGTAGTAGTACTTCAGCCATGCTGTCCAGTAAGAAACTGTTGAGTAAGCCACAGCGTGAGACTTGTTAAACGAGTACCCAGCGTGTGCTTCAAAGTCATGCCATAGGTCTTCAGAAGCGTTTGGTGTTAGGTAGCGAGAAGCACCCTTTACGAACTTGTCCTTGAAGACATCGAACTCTTTAGCATCTTTTTTCTTACCAATAATCTTACGAACCTTGTCCGCTTCAGCCATTGTCATACCGCCAAGTTCTACACAGGCAAGCATAACTTGTTCCTGATACAGAATACATCCATAGGTTTCTTGTGTAAATGCCTTTAGCACTTGGTGCTTGTAGTCAATGTTTTGCTTACCATGCTTACGAGCAACATAGTCTTTACCGATTGTATTCATAGCACCTGGACGAACCAAAGCGTTAGAAGCAGCCAACTCACTAAAGTTTTTGATACCCATCTTCACTAGAAGATTCGTGTATGGCGTTGCTTCACATTGGAACACGCCCTTAGTATATCCGTCAGAAAGCATACGATAAACATTTGCATCTTCCATATTAAGTTTATACAGGTCAACGACATCCCCAGAACGCTCCTTGATGATAGCAAGCGTGTCCTGAATAACAGATAGGGTCTTTAGACCCAGAGCATCAATCTTAATCAGACCAATACGTTCTGCTTCTTCCATGTCTACTGCTACTACTGGAATGCGTTCCTTGCTTCCTGGAGTTGTTCTAGTCTCCAATGGTGCATACTTAAAGATAGGTTCTTTAGCAGTAACCACACCAGCAGCGTGAATACCAGTACCACGAATACGACCACGAAGTTGTTCTCCATAGAGTTCAATCTCTGGATACTTCTCACGGAACTCCTGAGTAGACTTAGACCTTAAGTAGTCATCCCAGTCATCAACAAGTTTAAGAACCTTGTTCACATCTGGTAGTGGAATGTTTAGCACACGAGCAATATCTCTAATCATACCCTTACCCTTGAACTCAAGGAATGTGGCGATAGAAGCAACGTGTCTATACTGTCTAACTAGATAATCTTTGACATCTTCACGTCTTGAATCCTGAATATCTGTATCGATATCTGGAAAGTCATTACGTTCTGGATTAATGAAACGGAAGAACAGAAGACCATGCTCAATAGGGTCAATATCAGTAATACCCAATGCATAACAAACTAAAGAACCAGCAGAAGAACCACGACCTGGACCAACCATGATGCCTTCTTTCTTAGCCCAGTTAATCATGTTACGAACAACTAGGAAGTAAGGAGCAAAGTTTTTATCCTTGATGATTTGAAGTTCTTCTTCAGCCCTTGTGTGATATGTAGGGTCAGCACCTACGCCACGAGCAGTAAGTCCTTCCATAGCAAGTTCATAAAGTTCTTGGTCTGGATTCTGATACTGTGCTGGTAGCAAGTCTAGATGGTCTTTAATGTTATAGTCTTCAACCTTATTCATAATCTCAATGGTGTTGTCGTACATGTCCTGACGAGTGATACCCTGGGCTTCCATAGACCTGTGCATCTCTTCATCGGAGAGCAGGTGAATCTCATAATCTCTAAAAGTAATCTGACGGTCAGCACCGTAAAGGTAGTCCAACTTGTCCATAAGGTTATCGTAATCCTGAGTACCAGCAAAGGTAGCATCTTTCTGCACCTTGTTTGAATAAGTATTTAGGATTAGTTTAAGTTCCTGAATCTCACGCTGTTCTGGACCTGAGTGGTGGCAGTCAGGGGTGACGATAGGCTTGATACCAAACTCATCTGCAAGAGCAAGAATAGTTTTGTTAATCTCTGCTGGATTGTGTGGCATAACTTCAATGTAGTAGTCATCTCCAAAAGTTTTCTTAGCCCACTGCAAATGTTCTTTAGCAGCAGCAAGGTCATCCGCTTCGATAGCCTTAGCCAAAAAGCCAGACAGACATCCAGAAGTAATGATAAGTCCTTCTTTGTACTTTTCTAGAGACTCCCAGTCCATACGAGGCTTCTTATAGAAACCCTCAGTCCAAGCAATTTCATTTAGTTTGTTAAGATTCTCAAGACCCTTTTCATTCTTTGCAAGAATAATTAAGTGATTGTATACAGGGTTTAGTGGAGTGTCTTCACGTTCTGTTTTATCTCTCTGGTCAAAGCGGTCTTGTGCAATGTATCCTTCGACACCAAGAATTGGCTTAATACCCTTTTCAATAGCGGTACGATACATCTCACGATGTCCAGATAGCGAACCGTGGTCTGTGATTGCGATGGCTGGCATTCCAATTTCTATTGCTCTGTCCACATATTCTTGTGGTGTTGCTATGCCATCAAATAGCGAGTAGTGAGTGTGAACGTGCAGTCCAGCATAACTCATATAATAAATCCTTAAAGTTTAGAGCAGTGGGGGCAGAGAGCGAATCTTCTACCCCCACCACGATTAATTGATTACCAGTCTTGATTGCTGGATGTCAGAGATGGAGCATCAAAACCGAAGTAGAAATTCTCCTGCTCTGCATAAGCCACTTCACGAACAACCTTTTCAAGATTGAAAGGCTCAGTGCCTTCAAAGTTGAATGGTTCTGTGTCTGGCTTAGTTGGAAGCAATGTGTAATTGGTTTCAGTTCCCTGACCATTACGCTTAATCTTCCACTCTAGGTTCGAGATTGAACCAGTCTCAATTGCATACTCACGGAGATTTCCGAAAGCAGACTGCTTTGAGATACCCTGTGACCATACAGCCACATAAGGTGCTTCAGTACCATCATCAATGATGACGTTACCATACCAGCGAAGACGTGAACGCCATCCGCTCTTAGGCTCTTTACGACCCATTTCACAACCGTAGCAACGACCCTCAGAGTCAATTGTACAGACTGCTTTACGCTTGTAATCCTTTGGATTAGTGTGTTCTGCGATTACCACAGATAGTCCACGACTTTCATCGTAGTTTGCTGAATCAGTATCGAGTTCTTCAACGAAACGAACCTTAGCAGATTGTCCGTCAGCCAACTTGACCCAACGAACCTTTTGACCATTGTTTTCATATTTTGGCTTATCCATCAATGCACCGATATCTTTTAGCCCTTTAATTACGCTCATAATATTCTCCTTATGTTTTCTTAGCGGTATACTAGTTTAGCATACTGGCAATAGTTTTGTCAAACGATTCGTCAATATTTTTTATTGCTTCATCTGACATATCGCCAATATCCTTATATTGTTTATCTATTTTGATAACAGTAACACGAGAGCCAAGACGTTCAATAATCTTATCTTTCATGTTACCGCCAGCCTCATCGTTATCTGCAATAACAATAACGTTATTAAAATACTTAATGAGTAGGTCTGTTTGGAAACTGGATACATTTGCACCCAGAGTTGCTACCGCTGGAAAACCACACTGGTCTAAACGGATAGCATCGAATGATGATTCAACTACATAGACTTTACCAGCAGTCTTTACACGGTGTATGTTGAACAAGGTTTTTGATTTTGGAAGTCCTGGAGTATTTTTAAACTCTTTACCCTCAACAGAACGACCAACAAAGCCCACAGTAATTCCATCTGGAGAATGAACAGGTATAGTTACCATGTCTTGCTTCTCAGAATAGCCCAACTGAAACTTCCTGATAGATGTCTCATTGATTAATCTACCATCATAGTACCTAGTTGCTCTTGGAGATTCCAATGCTTGCTGGTTTAATCTTTTAATCTGCAACTCGTCATACGGAACATAGTCTGGCTTCTGCACAAGTGTCTGGTTAATCTGGTAAGAAAGGTCAGTTTCAGTTTCCTTAGACTTGATATAGCGAACAGATTCGAAATAGGTTCTAGCAGATGTATGCATAATTAATTCTGGAAGCCCACAAACATGGTGACAGGAAAAGCAAAAGAATAGACCAGAACTTTTATCTACTTCACCAGCAGGTGAGCGATAGTTGTTATGAAAAGGACAGAAGATAATGTAATCAGAATCTACTTCTGATTCGATTGTGATGCCTGACCCTGTGATAACTCGTTTAATTTGTTCTTTTGAGTAGGAACTATGTGTGTTCCGTCTATTCCCTTTGTCCATAATGCTTTATTCTTTCCTATGTATGTTCCGTATACGGTTAATGTAAACTCGTAATAATCTTTTTCGCTATTATATTTTATCGTAAATTGTGGGTCTATGTCAAGCCTTGGCACATACCCCAATTCACACATCTCAAGTACCTTGAGTCTCACAAGTTCTAATCGAAGCCTACCGATTGCGGCATCATTCTTGATGATTCCGTCAAACGTAAAGTTCTTAATAGGTCTGTGATATATATTGTCCACATTCTATTATAACTAGTTATCTTCAAAATCCTTATAACGATAGTAACCCTTGTCAAAGTCAACCTGAACTAGGAACTCACCCATAAACCCATTACGGTTCTTACGGAATACACACTCTAGAATGTCAGAGTTTGTAGCACGACCTAGAGCCAACACCCAGTCAGCATCGTAGGCAATCTGGCGAGACCAAGCAGTCTGCCCCAAGGTAGGAACTGTGTCTAACTTGGTAACATCATCTGGCGTAGCAGATGAGATAGAGATGATAGGCATTTCTTCAGAGATAGCCATCAACTTTAGTTCACGAGAAAGGTTCTTCATACGAACAGTCTCATTGTCAGACTTCTGGTTTGGAGACATCAACTGTAAATAGTCTACAATAACTAAGTCAGGTTTGTACTGGTCAATCTTACCACGAATAACTGACGGAGTTACTTCTCCACCGTTATCATTAGAGATAATGTGGAACTCTGGCTTCCCAGCAAGTTCCTTAGAGTGCCAACGCTTAAGGTCATCAATCTCTACCTGCCCATTGCTGAGTTTACGATGTGACCAAAGACCCTCACCCATAATAGCGAACACACGGTTACGGACTTCTGTCTCAGACATTTCAAGTGAGATAATTAGTGGTGACTTGCCTTGCTTCCATGCTTGGACTGCCATGTAGAGAGCAAACCAAGACTTACCAATTCCTGGGTAAGCAAGGAACACACCCAACTGACCTGGAGTAATACCAGCAGGAAGATAGTTATCAAATCCTGGCAAACCAGTCTTGATACCAATAGAGCCTAGTTCATTTTGTCTAGCAAGATTTTCAAAGTATGCAACAGCAGAATCAATATCAGTGGCATCAATGTCACGGATAACTGCTGTATTCTTCTTTAGTTCGGATGTCTTCTGGATTAGGTCTTCTAGTGCCTTAGTTCCCTGACCTGCTTGAACATCCGAAGCAGTAGTTCTAAGAACATCTTTTAGACTATCGTTTAGGAACTCAGCCTGTAGTTCTTCTAGGTGATACTTGGTAGCACCGACACCATCAACTGGAGAGAAGTCACGGAACTTGTCTACGACTAGAGATATTGGTGGAACTGTTCCATTGGTCTCAGAGTAGTTACGGATGAAAGTCCAGATGTCATTGTGGGTTCTTAAGATGTTGTCTACGTTTGCTTGTAGCAAAACGTGAACTTGTTTATCTGCCAATACAGCAGAGATTAGTTTTGATTCTGTATTATTCACTTAGCCATTCCTTCGCCTTGAGCCTACGTTCTGCTCTTTCTTTGTTGTCTTGCTGTACTTGTTTACGCTTGTAAACAATGTGGTCTGCATAATTTGCAAAGTATTTCCATGATGGGTTTTCAGATACATCAAAGTAGTACTGGAGTAATTCATAGCATTCTGGTATGCCATAGGATTCAATGAGTGCATCTGCAGCCCACTGTTCTACATTTAAATTTAGGGATGGCTTTTCTTCGTACTTTGCAGTATGTAGTTTACTGTAGCGACTAAGCAAAGCCATGCGGTCTTTGCGTTCAGCCATTACTTATTGTCAGCCTCTTCTAGAGATTCTTTAACCTTTTCAGATAGTTTTTGCTCAACAAACGCATACACACGTTCAAAAGCATCTGCTGTATTTTCTCCGCTACGCTTGCTATCTGTTACAGATAGGTCAATACGCAGGGATTGAAAGTTACCCAGATTGAGCGTATAGCCTAGCCCAACTGTAACCTTAGTCTCATCGTTATTCATACCCTGTGTCCTTTCAAGAACATTAAATTGATTCATTCCAGACTGGCACGAATCTGCCATCTTCTGTCTTTGTATAAACCAGTATACCATCGCCCATACGCCTTGTCAACTCTTGTTTTGTAGGTGTTACATCGTTGGTTATTAGTTTATCTTTTCTTGGTCTACCGTGATGGTAGGATGCTAGTATATCACGAATTTCTCTTACCTGTGATTCGGAATAGTAAGAACGGACCTGCCAGCCCCTCTCTCCGCCCTTCTGTGACCCCATAGGGAAGGGAATAACACCTTTTAGCATTAATGCTGGCATATATTTCTTGTGCCTGTTTACGAGGCTTGCAGCCTGTCCTACGGTGTATGCTCGTTCCCTATTCTTTTTGAAATCACTAACTAAACAACTTTCAATCTGGTCTTTTATAATATTATAAACAGACATTATGCCATTAGAATTATTCATATGATATACACGAACTAGGTCTCCGTTTAAGAACCAGACTTTTTTATTCCCTGAAATTACAGGGGAAGAGTTGTACTCTTCCATGGTTTGGGCAGCCATAACTATAACTGAGTTAGTCCCACAGCCATAATGGAAACATCAAGTTTGACAGGAATTGCATATGCTGCTTGGCTATATATGCTTACATTAACAGTGCAACCAGAATTTGTTATGTCAGAAACTGCAGCCCCTACAACATGCTGGTTAAAGTTACTTGCCCCAAAATCAACTGATGGAAAGACAAGTGGTGGAGCAAGAAAAGTTTTTCCAAAAGAAATAGAAAAAGGTTTGGACATAATCGTGTTAGCCTTACTGTTTGAGATAGTGCCTGATACACGATTAGTTGCTATTGCAAAAGTTCCCATATAAGAATTAACAACCTGCTTGGTAGCGGTGTTATATATTGGAGATATAGTGTTAGCAAACTTGCTAGAAATGTTATTCACACTGTCAATAATTTGATTTAACTGGGTCTGGTCAACCAGAGAGTTTGTAGAAATGTTTGGAATAGTCATATCTATATTATACCACTAAACGATTGTTCCAGCGTCAAGAATAGGTCTGGTGCTTTCTGCAGGTGTTTGGAACATAAGTGCATTAGTATTAACAATCTTTTTGCCTGTTGATATTTGAACCGCTACCTTCACAAATCTTGCTTTTACCGTA